CGGAATGTCCATGAGACATAGTTATCGCCTGATGCATTAACTTTTACATTGGTACTTCCAATAGTAAATCCATTGTTATTAAATACAAAACCTGTTCCAGCACTATCTTGTGATTGTGCATTGGTAAGATTAGTAAATAAACAATTTGTAGCACCACGAGCAGTATCTTGCAAAATGTGGTGATAACCAGTACCTTGGCTTCTGTCTTTTTGCCAAACTAAACCACCATTGGTAGATAAATCAATGCCATTGGTGATGGTCTGTGTAGAGCCGTTGCCTGTGTAGAGGTATGTGCTGAACACATCCTCGATGTAGTTTGCTGCGTTACTTACCTGAGAGTTTTGTGAACTAAACATTAGTTATTCCTTACAGGTAGTTTTGACCAGCATTGCTTCCCCACCAATAAGTGCCATCACCTACAAAGACAAACTTATCACCTTTAGAGGCTGTAGATGTAATCGTAGGGGCTGTGCTTGCAGGCCACTTAACTGAGCTAGGCCATGTAACTGTGCGTGAACCTGTACCATCTTGCTTCAAAAGCATTGTAAAACCCTTACCTGCTGTAGCAGTTGGGAATGTAAAAGTACAGTTACCAGTCAATGTCAGAATCTGTACTGAACCATTAGCCAAGTCAACTGTATAAGATGTAGAAGTGTTAGCAGTTACAGTTTCTTCTGTGTAGCCGTTAGTGAATGTACCAGCTTCAATGGTCTTGTTGGTGAGGGTCTGAGTGTCTGTCGTACCAACAACAGTGCCTGATGGGGCAGTTTTTGTAGCCCATGTATCAAGGTCAGCATCCCATGCTTGTACATTAGTACCGATTGCCAAGCCCAAGTTAGTACGGGCAGTAGAAGCACTTGCAAGATCTGAAAGGTTATTAGCTGAAGCTAAATAGCCAGCACCTGAGACATAAGCGGCAACCCATGCTGAACCTGTATACAGACGCATAACTTGAGAGACACTGTTAAAGTACAGCGTACCTGCAACTAGAGCGTTACCGTCATTATCAACTGAAGGATCTGCTGTCTTAGTACCTAGATAACGATCATCAAAGTTATCATAAGCTGTCAATGTAGCATCACGGGCAGCTTCAGCAGCAGCCTGTGCAGTTGCTGCACTTGAGGCACTGGTTGAAGCATTTGAAGCACTGGTAGAGGCTGCACTAGCACTTGTAGCAGAAGCTTGAGCGTGATACTTAGCTGAGTACTCACCGCCAGCCACTGTTCCAGATGTCTTAGTAGCCCAGTCATTAGCCAGTGTAGCACTAGCAGCTGCAGCAGCAGCGTTATCAGCTCCTGTACTGATTACACTATCAACATAACCTTTGGTGGATACATCAGATGAGCCTGAAGGAGTGCTCATACCTGTGATAGTACCACCTGTAATAGCTACAGCACTAGCTTCTTGATTACCTAATGAACCAACAAGCTTAACAACTGTAGTACCATTCTTAGTGTACAGCTTCTTATCTGCTGTGTTAACAGCTAACTCACCAGCTACCAAGTCACCAGCTGCAGGAGCTGCTGATGATGTGCTACTATTCTTTGTAATGATCGTTGCCATTTAAGCTCCATATTTAGAATTGTACCAAGCTGCTAAAGGTGTAGCAACATCACGAGGTACGTTAGGCATAATTTGATTGTAGTTTTGTTGAATAGCGTTGTAGTAGTCTTGGCTATTCAATGGCACGCCTTGAGTAGGCACAGAAACAGGAGCTGAAGAACCGCCACTACCAGCTGCTTTAGACAATACAGTACCACCTAACAGACCGCCTAACGAAGCTATAACTGAAGGTGTTAAAACTTTAGTTAAGTCTGTAATGTTGGGGGTTGTTGTTACTGTCGGAGTTGTTGTTGTAGTTGTAACAGGAGTTGCTGTAGTTGTTGTTGGTGTTGTTGGTGTTGTAACTACATTTGCAGTTCCACCTGTAGTAGTAACTGTCGGTGTTAAACCTGCTGCAGCGTCTGTTAACAAAGCACCTGAACCTAAAATCTCAGGGTTAGCTGCAATTAACTCTTCTAAAGCTGTCATTGCTGCTGGAGTCATAGCACCAGACATAAAAGCATCGTAAGCTGCATTAGTTCCAAACTCAGGAATCAAACCACCTGCAATATCCGCATCAGCGGCTGCAGCGGCAGCATCAGCGACTGTACCACCAGCACCGTTCCAAAGACTACCGCCACCTAAGCCACCAAACAAAGCTGCTGAACCAGCTAAGAACTTTAAGAAGTCTTGATTAGCATTAACTTCTTGTTGTTTAGTAGTTTGTTGATAAGCTCCCGTAGGATCGAACCAATTAACATTTCCACCTACTTGGTTATCATTAGCTTTATATGTTACAAGGTTTTCAAGCGGGCCTTGTTGAGCATCCATTCCAGATCCTGTCTGAGAATAGATAGGCTGAAAGTAAGTACCACCAATATTTACAGGAGCATTTCCTGTAGCTCCAATAGCATTTACAACCTGCTCAGGAGATACTCCATATTGAGCCATCACTGCAGACAGCTCTTGACTCGTTAGATTAGGGTTAGATGTAAGATAATCTACGATCTGTTGGTCAGTTACTGCCATAATAGTTATTCGCCTTTTCTGTATAGCTCAAATGTATTAATAGTATTCATTGTTGAGCCAGCTTCTGACTCTAATCGTACCTGATCACCCTCTTCAAGCACTACAAAAGCACCGTCATTAAACTTAATAAACTGTGTAGGGCTAAGTACGTAGTTATCTAGTACGTGTATTTCAGTAGCTGTACTAGCATCATACCAAAGGGCATCAATGGCTTTATTATTGCCAGAAGTATTAACAACATAACAAAGAACCCATTTAGCATAATAACCTGTAGGAACTGTAAAAACAGTAGTCTTTGTTGCTGCTGTTAGAACATTACCCGTTGATACCGGCTTCATCTGGTGTTACCTTAGATTGTTTCTTGGTTGTCTTAGCTGCTGGTTTAGTCTCAGCTACTGGCTCTTCTACTGCCGGAGCTTCATCCATACACTCGTAGTCAGGATGCTTCATCATAGACATGATGTCAACTTCAAACTCAAAGTCATAAATAAGATTAGTGGATTTACATTTAAATTTCATGATATTGTGTACCTTTCTGATGTACTACCTATAATACATTAAAAAGGCTCCCACCTTTTGAGTGGGAACCCTTAACTCACTTAGGCTGGAACTGCCAAAGCAACTGCTGCATTGTCACGCAACTCTTTCACACCATACAATGTATCGGCTGTGAACAATGTACCGAGGTACTCTTGTTTGTACTGAGTCTGTGAACGAACACCTTGCTGCTCGACGAACACTGCGAAGTCACGATGACCCATCAGTGCAATACGGCAAGCTGTAGAACCAGATGTTGTGTCAGCGTTAGAAGTAACAAACACGGGAGTACCGTACAAGTTACCGATTTCACCGTTACGGATGGTGTTGTTGCCACCGGACTCACCAACGAAGGCTTGTTCAGTGTAACGAGCCAAGCCCATCAGTGTGTTACGGCTTGATGGAGGAATGACCAAGAAGCGACCGTCCATAGGAATGTCGTTGTCATCCAAACGCTGAATGCTACGACGAATCGCTGCATCAGTCAGAGCACCCAAACCAGTGTTAGCACCAGCAACATAAGCTGTAGTACCGTCAGCACCGGAAAAAGCACCAGAGTAAGCAGATGTACCGCCACCACCTTGGACACTACGACCAACTTGGATGATAGATGTATCCACTTGACGAGCCAGAGCATAGCCAGCATCTTCAGTGTAGAAGTTACGCAGTGAAGACAAAGCTTGAGCTTCGACAATATCTTCGATCAAACGTGAGTACTCATAGTGTTGATCAATTGAAACAGTAACTTCAGACTCAGTAGCTGCAATCAATGTAACTTGAGTTGAAGCTGCCTTAGCAGAAGCTGAACCACGTGTAGGAGCTGGAATGTGAACGGTGTCACCTTTCTTGCCCTTGAAGTTCATCTTCTTAACCAAGTTAGCCAACACCAAGTTCTTCTTGTATGTTGCTACAATCTCATCACTCCAGATTTCTGGAATGAACGTTGCTGCGGTTGTGGTCGTTACGTGAGCTGTACCTAAAGCCATTTATAATTCTCCTAAGAATTTAATTAATTTAAAAGTTTATTGTTACCGTACACGGCCTTCAGCGTATGCTGCCATAATGTCTGGCTCCATAGCTTCATAGCGTGCCGGATCTGTCATACGTAGCCGGATAAGGTCGGCACGACGATATGTCTTCTTAGATGATTCCCCAGTACCTCCAACATCAACTGCTGCTGCTGTCAAGTTTTGCTTGCGTACAGCATTACCTGCATCTGTAGTTTGTTGTGTTTTAGATGTTCGGATCTGCTTGAATGTTGTGAGTAACTCATCTGCAGCATTAAAATCATAATTAGCATCAGCCATTGCATAGATGTTAAGTCTCATGGGAGAGGCTTTAATCCAGTCAATAAACTCACCATCACGTACAATCTCTGCAAAGTCAGGATGCTTCTTATTGAGCATTGCTTGTGTCTGAATTTGCTTCAACTGAGAAGAGGCTTGTTTAGCTGCTACTACATCAGGATGATTAGCTACTGCTTTTTGAATCGCTAACTTAGGATCTTCAAAGAAGTCTATCTCATTCTCTACTACTGGTGGCTGTGTCGCTTGCTTAGTGGAGAGTTGCTGTTTAATAAGTTCATCAGCCAGTCGTCGAACTTCACCTACTTCCTGAGCTTGCCTACCAATGAGCTTTTCAGCCTCTTGGTGCATTGTCACGATGTCCTCTAAACTTTTACCCCGATACTTGTCGGGAATCTTTGGAGCATCTTCTTGAGTCGATGCAGGAACTTGTTGAGCTGCCTGTTGTTGTTGATCTACTGCGTCTAATTCACTTGTACCCAGTTCTTCATTGTCAATGAGAGCCATACCTACCTTTCGTCCTGCCCTGTACGGGTTCTAGGAGTGTTATAATTGAATTCAGAGTTAGTCACCCACGTGGGATGCGTTCTGTTTCTTTTCTTGTTTGAGCTTTTCAGCCCGTACTTGTACCCACCTGTCGGAAGCTGAAGGAAAGTGGCCTGAGCAACCGTCCAGCTTTATCCTTGGGGAGGATACAACCCTGATAGCGTCCTTACTACATACCTTACATTTAGCTGTGGTATGATCACTATCAACTAGCGATTCAGTTACATGGTCGTTAGGGCATACAAAGTCATAGATGCGTTTACTCATCTTGTAACTCCTCATACACTTTCTCACACGTAGCCTTACGCCCTAAAACTAATTCAAGAATATCCAACTGTCCTTTACGGAAATAAAGTGTTTGTGTGTCCGTGACAGTGGATAGGTCGTTTAAACTAGCCTTAATCTTCTCGAAGTCTTCAATTAAGAAGCCCCAACCCTTAGTACTCATGGTATTAAAGGTTTCTTCGTAGTAAACTTGTAGTTCTTTATCCATTTAAGGAGAACCTTTCTATTAATTACTTAACAATAGTGTTATTGTAGCATAAAAACAACACTTTGTCAAGCTTTTTGTGATTTATTTTGTTTATTCATCATCTGAAGGCTTGCAATACGCTCATTACTGGCGATGTCGGCAGCTTTCAGGTTAACAGTCTTCTCTTTAAGCATCATGTCAGCCAATTTGATACGTTTTTCGAAGTCATCACCGTTATCTAGGTTAGTAGCAGCTGCTTGAACCAGCTTAACACGGTGCTCTTCAGGGATCATCTGAGCTTCAATCATGGTTTTCTGAGCTTCAGCAGTCTGTTTCTGAGCCTTAGACTGCAGATCTGCCACTTGAGCTGATGCCAATTGCATCTGAGCTTGTTGTTGCATCTGCTGAGCTTGTGCAGCTTCAGGGTTAGGCTGAGACATTTGATCCAAAGCCTTCATCAACTCACCACGGTTAGACAAAGAACTGTTCTGCAAGATGCCTTTAAGGATCAATGGCAGTACTGGTGTATTAGGGCCAAGTGTCTGCAAGAGACCAATCATCTGTTGCTGTTCAAATTCACGTGCCAAGATACCCAAAGTAGCTGTAGGTACGAATGTCATGTCAACTGTAGGATAACGCTCACTGTCAAACTGCATATAACGGAAGGCAGCTTTGTTAATGAACGGGATCATGAAGTCTTCTTGGAAGTTACTCAAGGTACGTTTGTACTTCTTGATGATACCTGCCATAGCCATAGACATACCACCAGCACCTGCATCACGAGGAACATTGGATGGCATACCTGCGCTGTCAACTGTGCCTGTAGCTTGCAGGAGCATACGCTCAAAGTTCTGCGCTGCAACTGCTGAGCTACCATCAGTCTGACCGAACTTGAAGGGATACAAGATCTCAGAAGGTGCACCATTGGTCAAGATAGCCTTACCGGGCTTAATCTCGAACTTAGCACCACGTGGCAAACGAGTTGCATCCATGGCAATCATGGGAGCTGTAGTCAATGCCATTGAGTCCATCTGAGCACGAAGCTGACCATCAATAGCTTTCTGCATATTGTAGGCCTTCTCCATCGTACCACGACCCCAGAAACGTCCGGGAACTGTATCGTCTTGGTAAGCGATGACTGGACGATCCTTCATCATGTAAGGATTAGCTTCAGCCTTGAGTAGAACTGAGTCATTGGCAATAACGACAATGGCTTCTACGAGGTCTGAGTGATCATCAGCTACGGAGTCATCTGGGAACAGATCTGTGATCTCTCCGTCACCCTCTTCCAAGCCTTCCAAGTACTCACGAGGCACTAGGCCGTAGTAAGTCAGGAGCTTAACCTTGTCATCTTCAAAGTTACGTAGATCCTGTGTAGGCTCCAAGTCTGAGTCATCAAACTGAGGTGTGATGTCTACTTTCTTGTAAATCCCACTTTCAATACCTGCAACCACCTTGTGAATGGAAACGTACTTCTCGATAGCAACGCCCAAAGCATCGTCAATGGAATCAGCATTAGGATCAATAAGGAAGTTCTTAGGATTGACAGGCTTGATCTTAACTGCAACACGATCCTTCTCTTGAACTCCGATAGCTGCAGCACCTGAGACACCGGGAATTGGTTGAGTAGCTGGAACATACTCTTTCTCAGACTTAACAATGATCTCACCAATACCTGTACCATAAATCTCAGCCATCAACTCGATATGGTCAATGGATTTCTTAATCTTATCTTTCTTAAAGTCTTCATGTAGTTGAATCTTAATTTGTTCAACATCATGAGGATTACCATCTACGTCTCGTACATCATCTTGGATGTCAAAGAATTCACCTTGACCGAAGATAGCTTCCATGATCTCAGCGTGACGAGTCTCCACAGCTTGCTGAGAAGCTGGAGAGATGATACGTGAACGCTCAGAGTCACGTTGCTTATCCTCAGCAGCCCACTGACCACGGAAGATACGCTCGTACTCCTGCCAAGCATCCATGTAGTTAGCGTCACGGTGATCACGCCAACGCTCAGTGTGGTCTACAATCCAAGAGGTAAGTTCCTTCTCAGACTCTGTAGGTTCCTCGAAAGGACTATCTTTACCAATCTCATCCATAATATTACATATCCTTTGTTGTATCGTCTTCAGTAATGTCAGTTATCTCGACATCCTTACTTGACGTGATAGGGCCACCTACTAACCATGCACTGCAAGTCCTATCTGCTGCACATTTGAAATCAAAGAGTTCACAGAAGCCTAGCTTAGCTGAATCTACTACATCCTGAGCGTAGCTATCTTTCTCAGCATCTATCCCTGAACGGATACATTCCATCATCTCAGGTGTCTGGATAAAGGCTGAGCAGTTACCACAACGCATTGACTTAGCTTGAGCTACACTTGTCTGCCACTCATTAGCTTTATCGTTCCAGAAAGCACCGTTAGATAGCTCAGGATTAGCTGGGCCATAGCCTACGTTCTTAAACGCCCAGTCACGCTTCTTAAGGTTCTCTTTAACGTCTTGTGTTTCAATTGGACATTGCATATCTGTTGTTTTTTCTATGATTTTCAGAAGCTGTAATTACTCTTAAGTTCCAAGGAACATGTAAACCACTAACTTTTTCACCTTGAAGAGGAACTATATGATCTACGTGCCACTCTTCTCCGCTTTCAATAGTACGCATAATAGCTACTTGATACAAACATTGCATCTTTAAAAGATCAAAGTCGGATAACCACTTAGGTGTTCTTTTAAGTTTAGATGCTTGGTATTTTCTAGTATTAGCGTTTACTTTTCCTTTGTTTCTTTTTTGCCAATCAGAACAAACTTTACTTTTATTGCTTTCTTTCCATTTTGTATATGCTTCACTTTGTTCATACGCAGTACGCTTTAAATAAGCACATTCTTTACAACTTCTATTACTTTTTAAACGAGGAGCTATATGTCCATTTTTACAAGGTTTTCCTGTAAAATACCATTTAGAATCAATATCCACTAATGACATCTATCACCTCATACTCTTCTTCTTCATAATCTTGATGATAAGAAGTAATGCTTAATTGGTCAATGTAACTGAGTGCATCTACTAAGTCATCATGCACACCAGATGTGGGAAACATAATCAGTTGATCTTTGAACTCATCCCAGTCTTCATCTTCATTGAAGGACACCCTTCCATGTTCCATCCGACCTTGTAAGCTCCAGACAACCCTGTCAGTCTTCTTCTTATTACCATGCGTTAAGTCCTGTATGTGAGAGTAGATATTATTCTTTCTCATCAAGTCATTCAGGTAGGGTAGGACTGCATTCTTCAATGCTCCTCGCTCAATCCCTAACGCTGTAGGCTGGTAGTCTCTAATCACCTTTAAGATGTTAACAGCAGTTTCTCTGATGTCCCATCTACCATGCTGGATCTTAGCTACCCACCAATCACCATTATCTTTTAACTTAACAACTGCAATAGCTGTCTCGTCTAGTCTCTTCTTAGATGCACCAGCATTCTTACCAACCTCTTCAAAACCTGCTAAGTCAATAGCTACAATGTAACTACCGTACTGAGGTTCTTTAGCTGTCTTGAACCATTCCTCTTTGAAGACATCAGCTCCTGCAGTATCAAAGCTAGACAAGTACTCCTGCTTAAATGCAAAGGAACTTAGTGTACGCTTTGCAGCCTCAATCTCTTTAGGATCAATAGTCTCATTGTCCTGCGTTGTGAAGTGCCAGCTCTTCCACTCTTCGTCACTACGTGACTGTTCGTCCTCAAACTGTCCTAACTTAAATACATCGTAGAACCAGTTACGTCCACTAGGAGTACTGATGAACAGTGCTCTACCCTTCTTATCTGACAGTGAAGCTCGAATGATCTTCTGCCATACATCTTCCTTAATAAAGGCACATTCGTCCATCACTACGTAGACTAACGACACACCTCGCAAAGAGTCAGGATTATCAGCACCTCGTACTAAGATCTTCTTACCGTTGATCAGAGTAATCTCTAAGTTATTCACATGGCTAGACTTAATAACAGGTCTACCTAGCTCATGCAGTAAGTCCCACATAATCGTTCTAGCTTGTCCTAAGGTAGGTGCTATGTACATCACAGCTGACCCATCTGGACAGTTAAGACCTTCAATCAGTAACGATACTGCTGACAGTCTAGACTTACCACACCTTCGACCTGCAGCTACTACTTTAAAGCGAGTAGTATCTTTAAAGACACTCTGCTGCCACTTAAGCAGTTGGAAATTAAGTTCAGACATCAATTACCTCATCATTAGTACTGACTGTAGGTGATGTCAAACCTGTAATGTTGATAGACACTGTTGGTGCACTGTTACCAGCCTTCTGAGCTTCAAATACACTGACAGGTACAATCCTATCGACAATTAACTTCCATGCTGCAGCTTGATTCTTATGTTCATCATTAAGAGCTGCATCATAAATAGCTTCTAGAACCTTAGCACTCTTAGGTGAGTTAAGCATCCTAAGCTTATACTCATTGATAATAGCTGCATCACCTTTAGGTCTTCCGACACTACGGTGCTCAGTTATGGCCTTAAGTTCCTTTTTAGAGGTACGACCTACTTTATTTCCTGTTGGCTTTGTCATTTAGTCTTTGTCCTATATCGGGAGACTTTTCTAAGTGTAGTACTATATAGTACTAAGACATATAACATAAATGTTACATAGACATAACTATTAACATAAATATTATAAGTACTTATATAAGTATATATTAATAATTTACTTTAACAGTAATATATTATAAGTAACTTTTAATAGTGTATTTAACTTCTATGTTCCCCTACTAGGGTGTACATCTCAGTCTGTCTAAGAAGTGGGGTCAGGCTTCTTAGTAAACACAATTATTTCCTATGTAGAATATTATACACTATGTTTGTCTATTTGTCAAGTCTTTTCTTAAAATTTCTTATTTATTTTTACTTTTATGTGATCTTGGTCACACTTTAGAGTTCCCCATTCTCAGGGTGTCTGTAAAGTACTCTATAGTATTACTTTTATTATATTTATCATACAGTTATCTTTGATGTCTGTTTAGTCCTATTTATCCTTTTTTGTGTACTTCAGAGGCTCCCGCAAAAGTAAACT